ATGACCTCGACTGAGGACGTCCAAGCCTACGAGGCGAAGTTCGAAAACCAGCGTGAGAAGCTGGCGGAGGCGGACATCCCCGAGGCCGACCGCGAAGCCATCCAGGGATTCCTCCGCTACGAAGTCTCCCAGAAGAGCATCAACCAGGGCACTATCGTCAGCCACATCAACAGACTCCGGTTGAGTTCCGAGCGCGCGGACGTGCCGCTCACCGAGATGCGTGAAGACGACGTCGACACTCTCCTCTTCTCCCTCACGCACGACTACGGGCTGAGCGAAGGAACTGTCCGAAACTACCGGAAGGCTCTCCGTGTCTTCTACGACTGGCAGGGCGAGGAGTGGGCCGAAGACATCAACATCGGTGCGTCGCCCGAACGGAAGGTCGACCCGAACGATCTCCTCGAGGACGATGAAGTAATGGCCCTCCTCAACGCCGCGGACCGGCCGCGCGACAAGGCAATGGTTGCTCTGATGGCGGACACAGGTCTCCGAATCGGAGCCATCGCTTCGCTCCGAATCCGCGATGTCGACTTCGAAGGACGGGCCGCTACGGTCACCATCAACGAACAGGCGAACGTGAAGGGGGCCTCCGGTACTGTCCCGCTGACCTGGAGTGAGGGCCACCTCGCAAACTGGCTCGACGTCCACCCACGCCGTGACGAACCGGACGCCGCCCTCATTCACAAGACCGCGCACTACGATGGCGAGGATGACGGCGCGATGACCTACCAATATCTCGCCAGTCGCGTCAAGAAGCTCGCCGACGAGGCTGATATCGACCGGGAGCGGGTGAACACGCACAACTTCCGGAAGACCGCGATCTCGAACTGGTTGCGCGAGGGGCTCAGCGACAAGGCCATCAAACACCGCGCAACCTGGGACGTCGACACAGACATGTTCAAGGTCTACGACGGGGTTCGCGACGAGGAGATGAATGACGTCGTCCTCGACCACTACGGCGTCGAAGGCGAACGCGAGTCGAGCACCCCGGACATCGGCCAGTGTAAGCGATGCCAGACGACCCTCTCCGCCTCCCACGAGTACTGCCCCGGATGTGGGGCACCTCGCTCTCAAGCTGCCGCGGAGGCCCTCGACCGAGGGACTGGCGCGGCACGTGAGGAGATGGTCGACGCGGACGACGGGACCGTCCGGTCCTTTGCTCATGAAGCCGCGGAGGTCGTCGAATCCGACCCCAACGCCGCGCGTGCCCTCCGGGACGAACTCGCCGACCGAATCGACGAGTAGGTCACTCATCGTTCCACCCCGCGGCGCGCATCAGGGCCCGAACCAGAGCGCCGAAATCGTCGTCGCGCTCGGCGAGCGCGTCAAGGTCGACTTCGTCGTCGTACTGTTCCAGCACCTCTTCGGCGGACTTCTCGTCGTCGGGGGTCTTGGGTTGCTTACTCTGGCTCATAGTGTGGGGGCCGTCGTCGTCAGTTGGCGCGCGCTGCTGTCGTGTATGAAAAACTGCGGTGTGGGGATCATGGGAAGAGCATCACCACCGTGAGGCCGACTCCGGCGGCGATGAGCAGTCCGGCGGTCAGAACCGCAAGCGCGGTCGCGAGTGGGGAGTCCATCAGGTCGCACCTCCCCGGTAGCCGGTTACGTCGTGGACGGCGCTGTAGAGGTCCTCATCGACGAGTTTGGCCCGGCACTTGGACGGCGACATGTCGAGGTCCTCGGCGATGTCATCGAGCCTGCGATCGGTGACAGGGACGCCGTCAAGCGTCTGGTCCGTGTCGGAGTCGCTCTCTTCGACGTCGTCCTCGACGATGTCCTCCTCGTCGAGTGAAGTGCCGATTTCCACGTCGTCGTCACGCTCCTCGGCGTCGGTCTCGTCAGTGCTGTCTTCGTCTTCTGTGTCCGTGTCCGGGTCCTGGCGCTGGCAGTGACCACAGACCGACCAGTCATCGTCACCGGCGAGTTCATCGCGTGGTTGGGGGTGAGCGACGACGTCGCGGTCGGAGTCGCTTCGGTGAAGGACCCAGCACTCGTCGTCGAGGTGGAACGTCCCCTCCTCAGGAACCCCCACGATGTCCCCGAACGTGAGAATGAACGCCTGCTCTTCGTCAGGGAGATGGTCACCCGTGTCGAGTTCTCCGAGGTCGGACTCTTCGGAGGGTTCTACGTCCTCGCTGGGTTCGCCTTCGTCCTCGAGGTCGTCTTGGTCCTCGCTGGGGTCACCCCGCTCGGCGTCAGTATCCTGTGCGGAAACCTCGTCGACGGTCTCGTCAGACCACACGTTACCGCTGGCGCGCGTCATCCCGAGGCGGTACGCATGGGTCTCGACCCTCCCGATGTCGAGCGCCATGTCGCCCCACACCTCTCGGATGGCGTTGAGGGTGTCGCGGAGATCGTCGTCAGCGACGCGCTCCAAGTTCGAGTCAGACTCGGGGATGTGGTCTTCGACGAAGCGCTGGAGCAGCCCCCAGTCGTCGACGTTCTCGACGATAACCGGGTGCCGGTCGAGGCCGGCCTCGCGGCAGACCCAGAATCGCTTGTGTCCCTCGACGACCTCGTAGCCGTCGCCACGCTCGCGCACGACCGGGAACGAGCCGACGAACTCGCGCTCGCGGACCTGGTTGATGTAGCCGAGGTTCTCCTCACGCTCGAACTCTCTCGCGGCGAACGGGCCGTCCTGGACGTCATCGACGGCCACGGTCTCGACGCGCCGCTCGGGGTTGAGGACCTCGACCGTTTGGGCTGCTGGCACCCAGACAGGTCCGAGAACGTTTCCGTTCGGCTGCTCGGCTCCGCGGAGGAGGATGTCGCGGTCGTGGTGGTGGACACGCTCAACGATACCCTCGTACACCGACCCGGTCTCGCTGACCGCGCGGACGCGCTGTCCGCGGAGGTTCTCGTCCAGGGCGTCGTGGAAGGGGTTACTCATGTTCGACCCCTCCGCTCCCGGTCGAGACGTTCACTCTTGACGACCGAACAGTCGTCGCGGACGTGCTCCGCGAGGTTGTCCGTGATGTCGTCTCCACAGTACGGGCAGACGTCGAGTCGAGTAGTGGTCGGGTTCCCCACGGTCAGAGCACCTCCTCGGGGTCGGCGTCGAGGGCCGCTTGGACCGCGGCGCTCCCGCCATCGTGGTCGGTTCGCCCTTCAGGCGATCTTCGCGCTGGGGTGTCGAACGTGTGCCCGCACCGACAGCGGTAGGTCTCCTCGACGTCATCACGCCCCCGGCCGTTCCGGGATCGGATTCCCGTCCCATCACACTCGGGACAGACGGTGATGGTCTCAGTCATCGCGACCACCGTTGAAGAAGCACCGTGCGCAGGGCAGTCGCGGCGAGTCCGAATTGGGTCCGGGGCACCCCTCGGTACCGTGCTCGCAGGTCGCCGGGGACTGCTCGCCGACGCCGGCGCGCTGCCGGACCGCGTCGACACTCGCCGCGCGGTGGACACGCGCACCCGCGGTGGGCTTAGTCATCGACGACACCTCCGGCAGCGCTGTCGAAGTCTGTGCCTCGGTACTCGTCGGGGTCGAACCCATCGGCGGTGACGGAGAACGTCCGGAGGATGCCGTCGGCGTCGAGATACGACGCGGAGAGTTCGACTAGGGTGAGGTCGGCCTTCTGAGGCTCGTTGAGGATGCCGACGCCCTGGCTTCTCTCTTCGGCGAGGTCCACAAAGTTGCCGATTTTCGCGTCTGGTTCGGGCGAGAGCCCCTCGATGTCTTCGCCACCGTCCGTTCGGGGCTTCCGTTGTGTTTCCGTGCCTACCTTACAGCCACACTTCGGGCAGTAAGACGGCACAATCCAGTGTTTCCCGTCCGAGTCCCCAACCTCGCACTCGTAGACAGCGACCCCGCAACCTTCGCAATACTGTTCGATACCGTTCGCCTCTGTACCGCCATCGGTCGCGACGCGCTGGACGCGGGTGTCGTGGAACCGGTCGTGGTCGTCGACGGCGTCGCCAACCGTCTCGCGGTCCCCGCGCTCCAGGACGCCACACTGCTCGCACTTGGCGACGAAGCTCATCGTCCACCTCCGTGGTCGCCCAGGACTTCGGGCCCGACGAGACAGACGTGCGCGGACTCGGCTGTCGAGAGCGAGCGCTGGAGGTACTCCTCGACGGTCTCGTCGTCGACGTCGTCGAGGATTAGCCGGAGCTGCTTCCGAACCTCGCGAAGGCGCGCTCGCGGGGAGCCGGGGTCGCGGCCCACGTCGGTCGCGAACTCTGTCATCGATCCACCTCCGAAAGCGGGACCAGGTCAACGACCGCGTCGACGGGCGCGTCGTCGCGCGTGTAGAACTCGCTGCCGCCGTAGTCAGATTCCGTCCCGCGAAGCTTGAGGGGTTCGTCCGCGTGGCTGTCCTTGTCGCGGAATTCGAGCGAGACTGTGGGGAGGCCCTGCCAGCCGATGGTCACCCTGACGGTCTGCCCATCGAGTTCGCCCTCGAATTCGGTGTGATAGTCACCAGCGTCGGTCTGGGTGACCGGCCCGTCGTTGAGGAAGACAGCGAGGTCCTCGTGCCCTGAGATGGGGACGGTTGCGGTCGCCACCCCGCCGTCGGCTCGGACCTCGCCCCGGCACTCGAAACACGTCACGCCCTCGCCGGAGGTCGGGCCGCCACAGTCGGGGCACTCGTACTCGATACCCCGCTCGACGGTTCCGGTGTAGCGCTCATCGCGAGCGCAGTCGCGACAGAGTCGGCGCGGCGTCGACGTCCCACACTTCAGGCAGCCCGTCATCAGGCATCGCCTCCGAGGTCGCCGCCGTGGCACTGGTCGGCTATCTCCGCGTACCCGGCGACGTCGACGTAGTGGTCGCGGTCGTACCCTCCGGATTGCGTCCGGGCGAGTTTGACCAGGACCATCGCACCGGCGACCTCTTCGGCGGTGATGTCGGTCCCGAGGTACGCGCTCCAGAGAGCGGCGATGCGCTGGTGGTTCTCGACTGGCTCGCCGTGCGTGTCGTCTCGGTTCCCGACTATCGCGAGCGCTTCCTCCAGGATGGACTCGGCGCCCGACATCAGGCGCCACCTCCGAGCGAGAGGGTTCGTCCGCAGCTGATACAGCGCTCCTCGATGACAGCATCGCCGGCCGCGTCGACCGTTCCGATGCGCCGCGTACGCCGGTGCGGGCACCACGGTTCGGCGGCCACCCCGCCGTCGGTGACCAGAGGTTTTTCACCCTCGCCGTCCGAGTCACCAGTACGGAGCGGGGTCTGGCCTGAACAACCTCCCGCGTTTGCGCCCGCAGTCTCCTGTGGGCGTGCTTTTCGTGACGATTCCTTCGAGTAATCACTCCCTTCGCGACCGCGCGAAAGGGACGATTGGCCGGTCGTATGGGGCTTATTCTTAAGTCGCCCCGCGATTTCGATTTTCATGGCTTCGGAAATCCCGTGGTAGGGGTTCGGAAGCCACGCCGCGGGTGCTCCAACACCCGTGGCACTCCTCTCTGGGTAGAGTCGGTGCGTGGACGTGGCTTCCACCTCAAGACGATGGGCAGGGCCCACTTAATATTACCGCTGATTAGTTGTTTCAGATTCGTAGGCGCTGGTTATTTATCTCCACCTTACCAACGGTATCATATTGATGGCCTCTCAACCGGTTGGCAGAGTGAAGCTCACGGAGACGGACTTCCTGATCCTCGAGCAGCTCCAGGAAGGCCGAAATATGGCGGGGAACATCGCCCTCGAGATCGACCGCGCGCGGAACTACGTCAATCAGCGGATGCCGTATCTTCTCGACTACGATCTTGTCGAGAAGATTGGGCCGATGAAGGACTCGGGTCTCTACGAGATCACCGAGAGGGGCAATCTCGCACTTGAGAACCGAGAGAAATACCACGATGATTCGGTGGACTTCGAGGAGTTCCTCAACACGGAAGCGCGAGTCTCGAAGCCGGCCGACGATACTGAAGCTTAACATCTGTTTTTAGGCTTGGAGTCGGAGGAGGACGTCGTCCATCCAGTCGGGGACGTCGACGTCGGCGAGCTGGCTGTTCTCCCAGGTGGTCACGACCTCGAAGTTGCCCTTGCGGGTGACGTCGAGGCGCCACTGTCGGCCGTCTTCGGCGATGACGTCGACGCGTGCGCCGGAGCCAGACGCTTGGATGGGGTCGATTTCGACTTCGGGGCCGCCGGGTGCCGTGGTGGTCAGTGTCTCTGGCATACACGTGGACCCACGGGGTATAGGATAAAAACGGGGGAGGGTAATTCCGGCCCTCCTTACAGTATGGCTCGTGCGCGGCAACATAGGCACACTAGGAAACTCTTTAGTCGCGGAGGTTTCTAAGCCGATATAGGAAGTCAACTTCCCGAACTATCCACAGGATCGGATAGTTTTGGGAAGGAGGTAATACCAGCATGGCAAATGTAACGTTTGACGAAAGCGCGGCGGAATTTGTTATAGAATCATTCGGCCGCGAGGTTGATGAAGAGGGGTATGTGGTGGACCCCCAAACAGGTGAGCGTGAGACAACACCGGGTGGCGAGGAAATCAAGGCGGAAGAGTTTGCGGGTGTCGAGAAAGGATCCGTTCTCTTCCTCGATGGCGACTTCACCTCTCTCGTTGATCACGTGAAACGGCGGGGGTAAGAAGATGGACTTCGGCGCCCTCGAGAAGATTTTTGACATCGAGTTTAGCCCAACTGTTGATCTCTCCGATATCACTATCAACATCGTTGACTACGATGGGGGAGATAGTCTCCAAAAATCCGGACAGGACCTTGATGTCAATATAAGCGAGATGTCCCCGGAGCAACTTAGCGAGCTTGGGGACGCACTCAACGACCACTTTTATGAACAGGGACGAGTCCTCCAACAGGATGCCGAAATTGAGGCAGCTACTATCGAGAGTGGGTATAGCGAAGAAGACGGCGAAGTGACGGACTATTTCGATGGGATACTCACCGACCGATACCTCGGTATTATCGATCAATCGCTTCATCTCAAAGCAGTCATAGATCAAAAAGACCTATCTAGGGATGAGATTCACGAACGGAAGCGGGATATCGCAGAGCGGTACGGGGTTGATGCTATGTATCTCAGTTCATTAGCGACATCTGGCTATTTCCATCCGAACGGTGGTTTGCGCGATTTGTATGTCACGATGGGACTTGACCCAGACTATGATCGGCTGAATTTTCAGCAGGAATTAGAGGACTTGGTGAAGCAGAAGATTCTCTGTGTGTTTATTGAAAATGACCAGGATGTTGCGGAGGTGGCAGGCGATGTTGAGGGCCGACTAGCGAGATTCCAGCGCGTTGACCCCGTTCACGAGTGGCTGGATATTCGTGGCATCGGTCAGAATTGTGAGCGGACAATTGACTCTGTAGTGGGTGGGCTTGAAGAGCGGTATGAGGGGATTGACTATTCCATTTGGAATAATGATCGTGGGAATCGCGTTGTTCGAATCCGTCCCCACACCCTCCCACCCCTCGAGTAACGCACTACCTTACGAGACCCGCAAATCCCCCTCTACATCAGCAAGCGGCCCCACTTCCTCATCAAGGACGTCGTGAATCGGGTTGCCACTCCCGACGCGCTCGACCAGGTCGTACTCGCGCAGCTTCAGGAGTTTCTTGCGTCGTTCGCGACGGCTGACCGGCGTCTGGTCTGACCCGTGGTAGAGTTCGTCGGCAAGCTTTTCGTAGCGTCTGTTCAGGTCTGCGGAGGAAAGGGGCCCCCACTGGTAGAGGATTGAGTAGATGATTTGGTGGTGACGGGGGAGCGACCGGAGATTCGAACGTCGCATCTTCCGCTTCGCTCGCGGGTAGCAATCGTCGACGTCCTCGTCACGGATTTCGTCGTGGCCGCGCTCAGCCGCGATCTCCGCTGCGGCCTCCAGGCTTCGAATCCCGTACCGAGCAACGCCGGCGACCTCGTCGGCAATGGCCTCGAGCTGGTGTTCGTCGACGACGTCTCCCCGGAGCCCCTTCTCCGCGCGCTTGTCCAGGATGCTCGCGAGTTCATCGACATGGTAGCGGTCCAGCGGGATGGGTGGGGCCATCGACCGCTGGACGTCCTCGTCGACGCGGGTGAGCCACTCCTCACGGTCGTGGCAGATGGCAACGAACGAGACCTTCGGTGCTCGGTGGAGATGGTCGAGGAGGCTGATATCAGGTAGCGAGTCAGCCTCGTCGAGGACCAGCACGTACGGCCCGTGGACAGTCTCTCGAAGCATCGTGACCAGCTCGTCGACGGTCTCGTTTCCCTGCGTTTCCGTTGGAGAGGGGTGTTCATCGATCGCCTCCCGGAGGAGCTCCCACGCCGAACTCTCGAAGCAGCGGAGGACGTGGTAGTTGATCGGTGCGTACTCGTCGAGGTCCTGGAGGATGTAGCGCGCGAGGAGTGTTTTCCCGACACCGGACACCCCAGAGATGAGAACGTTCTCGGCGCTTTCGCCGTCAACGGCCGGCTCCAGAGCATCCGAGAGCGCCTCCTTGGGACCGTCGCGATGCCGGAGCTGCTGCGGGATGTGGTGGTCCTTGAACACCTCCGGGTTGGTTATCATATCCGACACAATTGCCGACAGGGTACAAAAGGGACGGGGGGAGTTCCGGGGGTCAGTCGCTCATCGCACGCGCTCGCCGGTGGAGTGATGCCGAGCGGCCATGCTGGCCGGCGAGCGGGCAGTCCTCGTCGTGGACAACTTCGAAGAGATCCTCGTCGAGACTTCCACACTCACAGAGGAAGGAGACCACCTCGCCCTTGTGGAGTCTTCCCCGGCCTTCTGTCTCAGCCATCTTGATGACCGTGATGGGGATGTCCGGATTGAACTCCGGAACCGGGCGCCCAGGAACACTCGGACTGAGGTCCTCGTAGTGCGACCGGCCGTGCTGGCCGGCTAGCGGGCAGTCTTCCCGGTGCCATATCTGGTGGAGCGTCTCATTCGCTTGCCGACAGTGGTCGCAGATGTAGCCGACGACTTCGCCCTCTGGGTGGTGCTCGCGCGACTCGACGACGATGAGCTTCGAGATGGCCGTGGACTCCATCTCCCGGCGCACGACCTTCATCGGAGTCCCTCCTTCAACACCTGCTTCAGGAAACACCAGAGGCGGTGCCATCCGGCGCCGGCGAGATAGCGGCCCCAGTCACCCAGTTCTCGCGATGCTGGCGTCGAGGCCGAGCGCCCGCAGCGAGGGCACTGGAGTTCGACGCTCGGCTTCACTGTTCGAACACCTCGGGGTACTGCTCGCGAAGCCACTCGCGCTGTGCCTGGATCTGTTCGTCGACATCGTCGAGCGTCGGCGGGACGGTGCGCTCCTCGAGGACAATCTCGACGCGCCGGATATGCTTACAGCCCTCGTCGGGCGCTCGGTACTCCATATCTGAACAGGTACACGCCTCGAGGTTCGCGTCGACGGTGTGCTCTGAACCCGACGACGTCGTCACCGACCACAGACCAGGCGCTTCGGGGTAGATGGTCATCGTCTCCGCCGCAGCACGGACGTCGCGCTCCGTGAGGGGTGGCGTGCTCGATGTGGCCGCCATCACTCCTCTCCCCCTTCGATGTCGTGGACGCTTGCGACACGCTCCAACCGACTCCGGGGGAAGGCGTAGCTATCTCCCGGGTCGAGCATGACGTCTGTTCTGCCGGGGTACGTCACTTCGAGAACACGGTCGTCGTCGGGGTACTCCTCGTTGTAGTCGGCGACGGTCTTCTCCTGGTTGCCGTCGACGAGAACAGTATACTCGTGGGCGCGCTCTGGCGGCTGCCCCACCACGACCATCGTCCGCTCGTCGTCCGCCTCGCGGTCCTGGACGTGGTCGCCGACGAAGAGGCGCTCGTCGCTCATCGGTCGCCCTCCAACTTCCGCATCGGGATGTCGCCGTTGGGGTGCTCGCGCATCAACTCCAGCGCTGTGTGCCGGGCGTCGGTCGTTGAGTACTGGTCGCTCCCGTACTGATGGGCCTGCGCGTCGGCGTACGCACGGACCAAGATCCGGTAGACGCGCTGGTCGACGGCGCGGTCGTCGAACCCCGACGGGCGGGCGTGGGGCATCGAGGGCGCAATCTCGATGACCTCGTCCGTGTCCTCGTGGACGAAGCGTCGCGTCTCGCCTTGGTGGTCGGCCTCCCAACCGCCGAATGGTTCGGTGTCGGTACAGTCTTGTGTGCCGCGAGTTGATTCGGACATGGGTTTACGCTCCTGTGAACCCGGGCTCGGTGTCATCAGCACCGGGCCGTTTCTCAACGACCAGCCCCCGGCTCACACCTACAGGTACACACCCTGGTCACTTAGTGTTTTCTAAAGTCTGTATAATAGTTTGTCTAATAGACTGTCCTAAAGTTTATCTTACAGTCTATCGTAGACACTATCATGGTGATTCCGTGGCGATAGCCGTTCAGAACGAGATGAACGAGGACTACACACCGTCCGAGAACGAGGAAGCAGTGCTTGACGTACTGAATGAAGGCCGCGCTACGCCGAAGTACCTCAAAGAGCGGACGGGCCTGAACAACCAGCAAGTGAACTACGCGCTGAACCAACTCATCGCGGCCGGGTGGGTCCGGAAAATAACCACTGGGCTCTACGAACTCGTCGGCGACCCCAGAGAGGAGGCTGACGGTGATGGTGACTGACCCCGAGACCGAGGGGCTTCAGGAGCGAGCTGCTCCACGCCGGAAGATTGAGCAGCTAATGGAAGCGTTGTAGTCAGGACGGGAAGTGGTGCCGTGGGCGAAAGACTAACTATTCTCTCTAGTGATGTATCGGCCGACTATGACAGAAGTCACCGAGGCAATCGCCGAGAATATCCACGTTGAGGGTACTCAACCGCAATCGATCCAGTTCGTCGTTGAGGCGCCGCCGGACCTCCCGGACCACTTCACGAAGCCCACCAACCAGTCGGAAATCGACCGGTTGGAGCGACTCACGCCACCTGGACATAATGACCGGGTGTTTGACATCGGCCGGGTGCCGGTCCGATACGAGAACGGTAGTTGGGAGATTGCCTGGGCCGAACTTGAGGAGTGAAACTCTCGCTTCAAACGCGGAGCGGACATCAAGGAGCAGAAGCGACGTCGCGAGCAGGCCGAAGGTGTGATGGAAGGGCTGTGACCGACAGGCGTTACTAAAACGTCATGGGCCATCGAGGAAGTGAGAGGAAGCCACCACACTTCCCGAAACGTCCAATATCACAGCCTACAGGCTCTGACAAACATTTTTCACCCCACGGTGTGTGTTCGGGGCTATGCCAGGGAAAGGAAAGGGGAAGGCGAAGGGGCTGAGTGGATCGGTTCCGTCTTCGAACAGAGGGAAAGCCGCAGCTATCACCGGAGGCGCAGCTGGTGGAGCGTCTATCGCCGCCTCTGGGGCAGCAGGCCCACGCGCACAGCAAACGTTCGAATCCGCGACGCAGGCATCAGTCTCTGGCGGGTGGGACCCGATAGTCCTAGTGTTCGCGCTGTTCGCTGGCGTCCTCATCGGTATCGCGATCTTCGACGACTAACACCCACCCCGCTCGGTGAGCGCCTTCTGGGGTGAAGACTTATTAGCGGTGTCCCACCCATCCGGCTATATGGCGAAGTTAACCTGTCCCCAGTGCGGGAGTACCGATTTCGATGAACCCTCTGGCGACCGGTACGAATGCCAAAGCTGCGGCCGGGAAGGGACAATGACGAGCCTCACGTCCCTCACGTGACGTGTAGCGGTGCTGTTCACACGCCGGTTTCTGTGATCATAAAGGGCCGTCCAAACGGCTCTCGGATCCGAAGATCCGGTGGTGCCCATCCGATAGTATGGATTCTGAAACCGCCGATTTCGACGTTCTCCTGAAGCGCCCACTCAATAGCGTACATGGCCAGCTTCGTGAATGAGGTGGCCACGGTCTCAGGTAGCCCCAGAAACTCGAGCAGTCTGGCGAGCAGTTCGTTGCGAACGAACCGAATAGGCTCGCGCGAGCCGATATCGTAGCCCTGTTGCGCCCTTCGAGCGACCGAGAGCCACGGCTCCTGAAACAGGAGCCGAAACGACTGAACCGTCCTCATCGAACTCAGGGAGGACCGGGAGCAGCTTGTCAACGATCGTATGGGGGACGTGCTCTGGGGGCGCTAGTCCATCCAGCATGAATCACCTTCTCTTTGATTAGCTGTTTGAACTTAAAGATGCGGTCGGCTCACGCCCGCTCGCTGCGCGTCGTGGTTCTTCTTCCGATTGTGGAGTCAGTAGTGTGCGAAGCGTTATGAGGTGGGAGCGTGCCTAATTGTCTGTATGCCCCGCAAAAGGCGACTCATTCCAGTGTGTCTCGTCCTGGCGCTGCTGGTGGCAACAGTTCCCGCACCTGCTGCGGCGACCAGTGGTGACTCGGTGTCCGATTGTGGTAGTCTCCTAGGCGCTCCGCTCAACGACGAAGCGTCTGTAACTGGCGTGGCGGAGTGTGAGATTGATAATCTCATCATCTCGGCTGTTCAGACCCAAAAGTCAACGTGGGAAGAACGGGCCGAGGAGTACCGGGAAGAGGGAGAATCTTACCACGAGAGTTCTGTCCCCGGGTCCGACAGAATTGGTGACAAATATATCGAGGCCGCGAACACTATCGAACGTAGACTTTCGAACACACACGCGAGTGACTACACCGAAATGAACCCACTCTGAGGCGCACCCTCTCGCTGAGCGCCTCGGCGCGGCGTCGCAACACCTCAATAGTTCCTCTGGTGACCCCCCTTTACCATCGGTTGATTTGGTCGCCAATAGTATGTCCACCCCTCAAACCTACACGAGCGACGACGGTGATGACGATCCCGGCTGTTACTGGATTCCCAAGTGTGTCAATCATATTCTTTTATTTTGACCGCCAGTTTTTCACGAGCGCACCGCCACTAAGGGCCACGACAGCAGCAGCAGCGCCGCTACCGTAGCTGCCCATCTCGGCAGGTTCTGGGAGGGCATCAACGATATCAACTACTGTACCGACATCTGCTGCTGACGGGTTTGTAAACAACAGGACACTGACGAAAAGCAGGACCGCCACTACAATTGCTTCGCCAAGTCCTGTTTTCCCATCTTCATTGGCCATACCACAATATACCACCCGTATTTACTTAAAAACACCCTCGCTGGACGCTATCGTTCGGGGCTACACCCGCTCGCTGAGCGCCTCGGCCCGCCTCCGTAGCTCGTCGATGACCTCGCCGGAGGGCGGCCGGTCCTCGAGGCGGAACTCCCCACTCGACGACGCGCCGGTCTGAACGTCCTGCGGCTGGAGTAGCTCGTCGACAGGGAGTTCTGAAATGTCCACGGCCCGCGTCAGGTCTCGCGTCGGGCTCACCTCGGAGACTGTCGCGCTGGCTTCGATGCGGGGGTCCTTGGCGTCCTCGACAAACCGGAGCGCGAACTGCTTACACTCCCGAACCGTGGTGAGCCCCGACAGCCGCACGGTCGACCGGCGCCGCGTGTCGCCGCTGTACGTCGGCGCTTGGTAGCTCCCTCTCGGCTTGAACTCGAACTCGACAGCCAACTCGGTCCCGTCCGAGATGTCGCCCGAGGACAGCGTCGTTATCTCCCCATCCTCGACGCTCACCTCGTAGTCGTCGCCCGCGGCGAACGTCTCGCCTGTCGAGGGATCGGTCACGTGGACCGTCCCGCGGATGAGATGCGCGCGGTCGAGTGCGATAGCCGTCCCGTGGTTGGCCGTGATGCGCTCGGACCACGCCGTCCGCCCGCCGATGACGGTCGCCGCCTCGACGAGGCTCCGGACGTCCGTCGCGACGTCGAAGTCCGCGGCCGGTGAGGTGCCGGTCGGGGATCGCTGGCCGGGTTGCGTCCACTGGATTTCGATGCCCTCCACCGAGTCCGACCACGTCGCTTGCCAGATGAAGTCTCCCTGGCGGCGCAACGTCTCCAGGATATCGCTGGCGTTGCCCTCGAAGTCCCGGGCGACGACGACGGGCGTGTCCTCCAGCGTCGCGAAGAGCTCGAACGCATCCATGCGCTGGGGGTCGATACCCTGCGCAGGCGTCTCCGCTTGCGACCCCGTGTGCGAGAGGGTTACTCTGAGTCGGATGGACCCACCAGCGCTCCCGAAGTCCACATCGATGGTGCTGGTGTTCGACGCCGACGTCCACGTCGCGCCCTGGTCGTTGCTCAGGGCAAGCGCCTGGTCGTTATCAGTCGCAGAGATCGTTAGGTCCGCACGCCCCCCGACGACTGAGCGGGGCGTCGTCACGTCCGTGAACTCGATTGGGACGCTCGGCGGGTAGAGCGTGGGGCTGTCAAGATAGTTCTCGCTGCTCCCGACGGTGACCGTGTCGTCGAACGTGTCGGGGTCGTGGTGACGGGCGTCGTGAGGTGCGACAACGTCGAGCGGCCACGTCCCCGAACTCCCGACGGCCTCGAAGCGGACCGTGTGCGTGCCCGGCGAGAGTGTCCCGACGTCGCTGCTCGACGCGGCGAAGACCTCGAAGAAGTCGATCCATCCCGTCGTCGAGCGGGTCAAGGTGACGGTCCCGAGACTCTGCCCGTCGACGGACACCTCCATCTCCATCGCCGGGTCGTGGGGACCAACCCGCCACGCGAGGCCGAACGCCCCGCTCGGTATCTCGTGGTCCAGGACGAAGTCGTACTCCGCGGCCATCCCAGTCTCGTCGAAGAGGAGCGCGATGCCGTTGTCCCCGTCGCTGGGGTGGGAGCCGCTGTAACTCGTGTCGGAGACGTAGTTGGAGCCGGCACCGCCCTCTGTGCGGTCGGGCTCCTCGCCCTCGGTCGTCCAGCACGTCTGGTGTGTCTCGATGCGCCCGTCGCTCGTGACGTGGTTGGGGTCTGACGCGGCGATGGTCTCGTTGAGGCGCGCGAGGAGCTCCGACTCGGAGTCGGCGCTCTGCATCAACTCCTCGGTCGGGTTGGCGGCGGGATCGTCGACGCTGCGCGCGTAGCCGACCGTGTCGATAAGCGAGCGCGCCACCTCGTGGTGGGGCGTGTTATCGACCTCGGTTGAGATGTCTTGCTGGAGTTCCACAGCACCGTGCCCCACGAGCGTCATCTCCCCGGGCGACTCCTCGACGGCGCCGAGCTCCTCGATGGGTAATCTGGATCCGTCGTGCCAGACGCGCATGGGTTGGCCTTCGAGGCCACTCCAGCGCGTCGAGCGCGGGACGGGCACTCTAATCTCGGGCCGCTGGTTGAGCGCCGGGGGATACTCGACGCCGTCACCGACGCTCGGGCGGAGTGTCTCCCCGCTCGGCGCGTCGATTTCGACGGTCCACCCCGACCCCGTCTGTGTCTGGGGCGCAATCGTCGCGGTCGTGGCCGTGTCGGTGTTCGAGCGCGCCGACGTGTGTTCGGTGAAGGCCTCGATGACGTAGCGGTACTCTGTCCCGGGTTGGACCGTGCCGTCCGTGTAGGCCTCCGCGTTGATGCCGGCGTCGTCGACAGTCTCCTCGGGCCACCACGTCCCGTTAGCGCGTCGCTCGCGGATGACGCGCTGGCCGTCCTCGTTGTCGGCCTGATCCGTCCACGCGAGGTCGACGCTCGTCGGGGACGACACCGTCGCGGCGAGCGATACAGCGCCGGGGAACTGGGTGACGATGGCGACGGGGTCGGCCCACGCGCCGGTGACGTGCTCCGTCTCCGTGCGGGCGCGCACCTCGTACTCCTCGCCGTCCTCGCGGCCGACGAACTCCATCGAGAGCGTCGAGTGGTCTCCGATGAACTCGCTGAATCCGGTCGCGTTTGAGTCCCACGAGGATGTGCCCGTCTCCCGAATTTGGATGCGGACGTCGCCGTAGTTCGATACTACCGACTCGCGGTCGACGGCGACCTCGTCCTCAACGCCGTTGCCGAGGACGGGTTGGTCCTCGTCGGGGAGCGCGCTCGTGGCCTCGGTGGCCACACCCGAGAATGTCAACTCCGTACGGAACTCGTTGCTCGGACCGGACTCAAGTCCTGTACCAGAGTCGTAGGCCGTAACGGCGTAGTAGGCCGCGCTCTGCGCTGACTCGTCGATGGTGTCCGTGTGCGTGACAGTCGAGCCGGTCCCCGAAGTCGAGGAGACAGTCGCTATCCGGTGGGTACTGTCGAGTGGAACGTCAGATGTGGTATCCCGATAGACGCGGAACTCTGTCTCCGAGTCGGACTCGTCAGTCCACGCGAGTTGGATGTCGATCATACGATGTCACCCGTGAGGCCACTGGGGGCTGTGGGTGGGTTCGTGGCCTCAAGGCTGATGGAGGAGACGGTCGGCGTGACGGTCGGGTCCGACGTGGAGAGGTTAGGTCGGACTCGGAAGTCGGTGTGGGCACCGGACCACGAGAGCGTGTACGACGATGCTCCAGTGAGCGTCTGCGTGACGATCTCCTCGGACGTCGTCCCCGGCGAACCGATGACATCGACGTCGATGGTCTCGCCGTTGAGTGTGTAGGAGAGGTTCTGGAGATCGGGCTCCACCGCCGACGAAAACGTCTTCGTGGCCGTGGTGAGCGATTGCTCCCCCACGAGCAGGTCGGCCACCGTATCACGCTCCGTCGAAGAGAGTGCCGTGTCCCAGAGGCAGGCAAACGCGAGGTCGCCACCCCACCACTCGCTTTGCCCCTCTCGGTTTCCGACTATCCAATCATTGCCAGAGCCGCTCGCCCACGCTCCACTATACCCGGTGACATTAATCTGCTCGACGCCGTCGACATCTGCGATACAGCCCGAGGTGCCGTGGACGGTCCCGTCAGAGTCATATGAGAACACGACGACGTGATACTCGCTCGTGGACGGGACAAACCCCGAGTTCACCGTTCCCGTTGAGCCATTTGTGTCGAGATAAAGTCCCACCCCGCTATCCTCGTAAATCCAGAAGTTGTCGTTCCCACCCGTCCCCCCGTGGGCGAGAATCTGTCCACGAGAGGACTGGCCGGTCGGTTTGATTATCACACACGCCGAAAAGCTATCCCCGAGGTTGCTTGCGGCGAGCGCGGCGGGCTCGCCGAAGTTTATCTCGTCATCGGAGCCGTCCAACGAGGCCGCCGTGGTACCGAGGTCGCCCGTGACGTCGAGCGTTGCCCCGCTCACGGTACCGGAGATGTTGTTTGGACTGAGGTCTCCGATTGGTCCCGAGGAGTCGTCAAACGGCCAGTAGGCGGCCACGTCAGCCGCGAACAGGGGCGTCTCATACGGGACGCCCATCTGGATAATGGTGTCGTCATCCCGGTCCGTCCCGCTCACGGACTCGTGGACTGAGCCCTCTGTGTTGACGACCGCGTTGTCCCAATCACTCGCCGTCCCCCACGTTATCGTTGCCATATCACTGATCACCCGGGAAGGCCACAACACTCGCGTCGTCCGTCTCGACGACGACCGCGAACTCGTAGCGCTCGCCGTCACGGTCCAGCGACACCGTCGCGCTCTCTGCCGTCGACGCGGCCGTCGTGCCGACGACCCAGTCGGACGACCCGACCGGGCGCACTAAGACGCGGATGTCGGTCGCATCCGAGTGCTGGTTCGTCCACGCGAGGTCCGCCGAGTCGCCGGGGAGGAGCCCACTCCCGTCCGCGTTCGTGACGGTCACGTCAGTCGGCGCGGGAAGGGTGGTCGTCGTCGAGAGCGAGTTGGAGATGCCCTCGCCGTCTCCGATGACGCGGACGATGCGGACGTGGTGCTCCGTGCCGTCGGGGAGGCCGGTCGCCGTCAGCGAGGTCTTCGTCGTGTCCGTCGTGGACGCGCCGACCGACCACGTCGACCCACCGTCCGTCGACAGTTGGAGCTCGACCGACCCGTCCGAACTGCTGTCGGTCAGCGTGTACGACGCGGTGAGCTCTCCTTGCGTGCTGGTATCGACGGCGTCGAGCGTCGGTGCGGCCACGTCGATAATCTCGATGGTGACTGCTGCGCTCGTGCTACCGCCGGTGGTGGTCGTAACGTTCTCTAGCGAGGGGTCGTATGTCTGCCCCCCATCGCTACCGGGGGCGCCGTCTAATCGGCTCCCGTCACCTCCATCGCCGCCTTGTCCCGTCCCGCCACCGTCACCGCCATCTTCAGCCCCGTTCTCAGCGTCGGCGTACTGGGCATCCCCCCCGATACCGCCACGGGCGCCACCCCCACCCCCACCGGCGCTGTTCGCGCTCCCACCATCCCACGCGCCACCGCCACCACCGCCACCATCGGCGACAGCAAGTTCAGTTCCCGAGAGTTGGACAGCGGTCGAGCCGCCACCGTAACCGCCGTCGCCCGCCGTTTCACCGTCTTCAGTCCCGCCACTCCCACCGGCCCCGCCGTCGTAATGCGGGCCCGTCCGGCCGGTCGCGACGAGCACGTCAAGCGTCTCACCGCCGGAGACAGCATACTCGCCTTGGAGGTAGCCACCGTCCCCGCCAGCACCACCGACATAGTTGAGGTGGTCCTCCCCGTCCGCGCCGGGTTCGCCCTCAACTATGATTTTGATTCGGCGTGCGTAGTCAGGGACTGAATAGGAGTCCGACCCGCCGGTGTACGTCTCGGCCATCCTATCGCACCTCCTGGCGCCGCACGAGCGTCATCTCTGGCTGGGCGTCCATCACGCTCTCGCTCGCGATGGGGGCGAGTCGGTCCTTAAGGCCGGTTGGGATAGGGTCGGACTCCCCACTCGGGATGGTCCAGAGGACGTCCTCGTGGCCGCGGTGGAGCGCCATGTCGAGCGCGTACCGCTCACTCGTCGACGTGTTGATGAACTCCACGTGGCCCCGCGTCACCATCGGCGCGAGTGTGTCGAAGTCCACGATCTGCGGGCTCCAGTCGCTCGCCGGGAGGGAGACCGAAGACCACGAGCCCGAAGAGTAGCGCTCAGCCGAGAGCGTTCCGCTCGTCTGGGCATCCGGCTTCGTGATGGTGAGACGGAGGCGACCGTTCTCGATGACCGCGTCGCCAGAGAAGGCTGCGTCAGTAGCAAATCGACGTTGCCACTGGACAACGTCGTCGGCGTCAGTCCGGTTGGCGTGCCCGCGGGTGTCCCAGACGAGACACGCCGTCGGCCACGTCTCGTCGAGTTCGACGTCGAAGACGAGCGTCTCCCCATCGGTGGGGGTGGCGGTCGCGTCGTACCGGTCCACGTCGCCCAGTTCCGTGGTGACTGTGTCGACGGTGGTTGCGTCGCTCGTCGACTCGCCGTCGTACCATCGGACGTTCCCCGCGACTGCCGGGATGGCGATGAGCGCCGACGTGTCGTTGCCAAACGTGTGTCCCGGGTCGGGTTGGTAGGGCTCCGTTTCGACACCGCGCCAGTGGGTCTCGCGGGAGCCTTCCCTCTGAACCGTCACGCGGAACTCTTGGATGGAATCCTCGCGCGGGTCGAGCGGCGACACCTCTGAGGACTCGCCGGCATAGTAGCCGTCGATGGGCGTGTCCCGGTCGATACCGTAGAGTGGGAGATGTCCGTACCCGCTCGCGCCCACCAACTCTTCGAGCTCGGCGGCGAGCTTCTCGGCGTACTTCCCACGGTACTGGCCGTGGATGTTCCGCGTGCCTGGCTCGCCGGCTATCGCCTCCGTGACGGGCGTGTCGGCGTCGAGGAGTCCGAGCGACTCAAGCCGCCGTTGGGCGTTTCGCGGGAGCCGTTGCTGTACGTCGTTCGATATGGTGACGTTGTAGAGTCTCAGGTTGCTCATCTGGTTGCCTGTTGGACGGCGTCAATCGGGACGCTGAGCTTCGCCACGAGCTCGCACGTAATCGTGAGTTCGAGCGTCGACCCCTCCTCGGGCGAGTCGTCCCAGTTGGTTTCATGGACGACGATGTCGCGCGGGCTTTCGTAGAGCCCCGCCGTCCCACTCTCCGTGTACGTCCCGTCGTGATAGTGGCCGATGTGGAGCGTTCCGGGTGTCTTCGACCCGGTACGCCCCTCCGCGACGACGTGCTGGAGGACATCGCGCTTGTCGGCAGGGTGTTGGCCGGTGGCGCTTGTCTTCGAGAGCCCAGCCGCGTCGTCGGTCCCCCAGACGGCGTCCTCGGGGCCGACCTTCGACGTGAGGATGAACTCGTAGGTACCCATCCCGACGTCGACGTAGAACCCGCGCCGGTCGCCCTGTTCGAGGGGCGTCCCTGTGACCTCTTCCAACTCCCCGAGCACCTGATTCGCCGTTTGGCCACGCCCACCGACGAGCCAGTTCTTGGTGAGCGATTCGACGTGCTCGAAGTCTGCCGGTGGGAGGCGAAACGCTGCGGCGTCACTCGTGCCCGGCGCGGGCAACTCTACTACAGCGCCTGGTAGTCTCTCTGGCATGGGTGGTGTACTCGAAAAAACAGCGTCGCGGTCAGCCCTCGCCCTGGTGGGTCATCGGGTGTAGTTCAGTCCGAAATGGGTGTACCGAAGGGCAGGGCGATGCCTGGAACGATGACCGGCATACTTCCCAGCCCCGCGCACCCCGATTTTCAGCACCGTGACAGTGGCGCAACCGGGCTGCGCGACTTGGGCGTTCGTTGGTCTGCCCTTCGGCATTGGGGTTCAACCCCAGCCTCGCCCTCCCGGGGTCATCGGCAGCGATTCAGTCGGCGACTGCGTCGCGGGTGTCGGGAGACAGGCCGGGCACCTGCTCCCACTTCCCGTGGCACGAGGGGCAGAGGGTAATGAGGTTCTCCAATCGGTCTGCGCGTTCGGCATCGTAGTTTCCTTCTTCATCAACGTACTCACGCCGAGGGGTGATGTGGTGAACGGGTAGTGCCCGGCCATTTACTGGCCCCTCCTGGCCACAATCTTGGCAAGTGTGGGCATCCCGTTCTCGGGCTTTCTTTGATTGTTCTGACCACTTCTGAGAGACAGGGAGTCGGTCAGACCCACCACCCTGCCAAGCTGGGGCGTTCTCCCCCGACATATTTTCGCTACGCCATATCCCTTCGCACTTCGGGGAACAAAAGTGCCGGTCGTGTTTTTTCGCATGGGATGGGCGGACCTCTTTCGTCTCCTCACATTGGGCACACCTAACTACCGTGGGGCCACCACCCCAGTTGGAATTTGCTGCTCCTGCCGGGCTTGGTGGACGTCGAGAGAGGTTATGTTTATCCATCCAGTATACCACCGCCCGGGAAGTTGTCCCCACCAAATCAGCGATTTTGGTGGTTGAGAGCCCCTCCGACCAATATAAGTCTTGGAGCGTCCGTCTGTGGCGGAGTTGCCACGGAGTCGATTCCGAGCTATTTTTTCGCGCGCTTACCCCATGCCGGTTCATCCAATTGTGGATGGTTTTTTGATCGCACCCCAACAAATCAGCCATCTCTGATTGGGTCTTGTTCTGTACCTCATACAATTCCCTCAGAGTTTCTTCGTCCCGCCATTCGCCCCCACGGCCGTGTTCAACCCCGCACCGGGACGCCCACTTTACAACAGTGCCAGCAGAACAGCCGAGCTCTTCTGCTGCCTTCGGGGCCGATAGCCCCTTACCAACTAACAACTCCCGCAATCTTGACTCGCTCCGCCAAGGCGTATCTGATTGTTTGAATCTATCTCCACTTGGGCTGCGGGTTTCTACCTCACACCGACCCATCCACTTGTGGATTGTGGAATATGATACACCGAACACAGATGCCACTTCACCTATTGTCTGATTCTTTTCGGTGTATGCCCATCGAAGCGTCTCTTCGTCGCGCCAGGGCTTCACATCACGCCGTGTCTTTGACATGAGTGTTAGTCCTCACAGACGATCTCGCGGAGTTCGTCGAGTAGGTCGAGATCGTGCTCGGCAAGATGGCTGATGTCTTCGGAGAGAGGGCCATCAAACCGTGCCCGCACCCGCGACCGCGTTTCGTATTCCCGTTGCTTTTCGTGCTCGCCGGCGAGGCATTCGCGCTCGTACTCAGTGAGGAGCCCGCGACCAGTTGCCATGCCGGAGTGTTTTGTCTGTGGCATCCATTATGGTGTTGGTCATACAAGCCCATAAAATTGGCCCAAATAGGCAAGGTTGTCCATATACACCAAGTTTTATAATAACTGGGCACATACAACCAAGTAGGAACGCAGGGTGCCACAGAAAGTGGCCCGGTGCTTGGAACACCGGACCTGGGTTCCAATGGTGACAGAACCCATGACCACACAAGCGACGCTGGCTGATAAAGGCCAGCCCACTCCCGACACAGACGAATCGGACGACGAACAGTGCCTCTGCGAAACGCACCCGGACGGTCCGGGGTGTTTCGAACACTTCGAGCTATGAGCGCGGATTCGCCCGGCGACGAGTTGCTGACCTGCCGCCGTTGCGGTCGCACCGGGTTGCCCGAGCGCATCGCCGTGAACCCCTGTCCCCACGTCGGGTGGTGTACATGGTGACGTTCCCGGCGACGCCCGCGCAGATTCTTGAAGGCACGACCCTCACCTCTGCGGGGTGTACGATTACCTGTGCCAGCACCGGCGACACACTCCGCGAGGGGGACGAGGTGTGCGTCCTCGTTCGCCGTCACAAAGACTCCGAAGCGTGGAGCCGCTACGGCGTCTACGAAGCCGCTGACGATGCCACCCACCCCTCGCCAACGACTACTGTCGAAGAAGACTACGACCGCATCATGGCGTTCGGCCGGCTCGCCGTCGCGTCGGACCAAGCGACGCAGTCTGCGCGGTTGGTCCTGTACGACATCGAGGAGGCTGTCGTCGCGCGCGCCGGCGAACGCGGTCATCTCGCCGGAGAGGGTGGGGTGTAGATGGCCGCCCGCACACCCAACCGCGACGTTGACCGCCCGCTCGTCGCCGTCGGTCCGCGGAGCCTCGGTGAGGTTCATACGATGTCGGTTACGGTCGAAGTGCCCGACTACGTCCTCGCGCTCGCTCGCCACCGCTACCATCACAGCGACGCGAGTACTTGGTGGGACTTCGAGGCCTTCCTCTTCGACTACATCGACTTCGACATGACCTTCATCGACGAGCGCGGCGCGCCCATCGCGTTGCCCGACGAATAGCAGCCCGCGGTTCACAGGAGCACCTTCTACGTCTCTTCTTTCGCGGCCGTCTACTTCTCGTATTTATCGACGCGGCCCGTCAGCTGGTCAAGTTGGTACGTCCGGTCCGTCCGGGGGAGGATGGCGACAACCAGCATTTCGTTCGCGTCGATTTGATAGATGACGCGGAACCCGCTTGTCCCGATCTTCTGCCGGTAGAAGTTGTACTCGGGTGGTGTATCCGAGAGATATTCGAGCTGTTCTTGCGGGACGCGCCCCCACTGAATGGTTTGGTCTCTGAGTTCTTCGATTTTCGTTCGGATGCGCTCGCCAGCTTCGGGGTCACTCTCCGCGATATCGAACAGGTCGTCTTTCGCGGCAGTGAGAAAAACGAAGTCGTCTGGCGGGACCGGCACGGAAGGGATTACTCGTCAGCGAATCGGTCGTCGAACTCAGCGAACACAGCGTCGAAGCTCTCCTTCGCCTCTGGGTCGTCAAGCTCGTCCAGCCGCTCGGCGACTGCCTGCCCCTCATCGAACTGGAGGCGGTCACCGCCAGGCGGTGTGGTGTCCCGACCAACGCCCTCGCCGCGGTCGCGGTCGTGCTGAGGCATGAATCAATAATTGAATCACTCAGGTAAAGGTCTTACCCTCCTCCCAGAGAGTGCGTGCGCGCCGGTCTGAAGCGGCAACACTCTACGTCTCTCCTTTCTGTTCGCTGCTACACGGTGCCCCGGTACCGCCACCACAGGACGGAGAGTATCGTGGATGGGGCGAGGAACAGCCCGACGTTGGTGATGATTGATTGATTCACCCCCATGGTGTAAATCATACCCGTCATCATGAAGAAGCCGAACCAGATGACGAACAACCCGCCACCAGTCCCCAGCCACCAGTCGAAGTTTCTGTGTTCCGCCATATCTCGCGCATCTCCCGTTTCGGTGATAAGCGTATGGCCACTTCACCGGGTGCTCCGGCGGAGTTGGCTGTCGATGTCGTCGAGGTCGCTTTCGACGTCGTCGAGCTTCCGCTCCAGTTCGTCGATGTCGTCCTCGTAGACGTCGCGGACCTCCTCGACGACGCGGTCGGCGATATCGGTGGCGGAGGCTTCGACGTTCACCGTCGTGGTGTTGTCCGTATTCACCGTCACGTTTGCGGGACTCGATGCCGTTGCCGTCACGGTCGTCTCTGTTCCACCTCCCGACGACACCCCCCCAGTGTTGAGGTACTGTTCCATCAACTCCCGTGAGCTACGGGGGTCATCCGCTTCAGACGCCTTGCCCACAAGTGGGATTATCGCCTCGTTCGGGCTGACGTCTTTCCCAGAGAGGAACGACGCCATTCCCGCAATCCCCGACTCGGCGGTGTCGGTATAGGGGAGGTCGCTCCAGAGGGTCTGCGTGAACGTCCGGTCGTCCTCTGGGAGGTCTTCCTGGTCCAGTTGTGGCGAGCCACCCGAGGCGGCCGCGTTCACACTCACGGTGACGTTCGCATCCACGGGGATGCTCTCAGGCGCGTCGACGTCGATGGCATCTGGCGCGTCGACACCGATGTTGCCGGGTGTGTCCACGCCGATGTCGTCGGGTTTGTCAACACTCAGCGGGAGCCACTCTTTCGGCTTCTTCACTTCGATGTCGTCGGGCTCGCTCACACCGAGATCATCGGGCTCGTCGACGCTGAGTGTCGTCGTGAAGTCCTCGACGCCGATGGTCGTGGGGAAGCTCTCGACCTGGACGGTGTCGACACTCTCGACGGCAAGCGGCGTCCACGACGGCTCCGCAACGCCGAGCGGCGCCCACGATGGTTCGGACACGCTCAGCGGTGCCCACGACGGCTCCCCGACGCTGACGCTCCGGTCACGGTCGGTGAGCGACCCACCGAACGCGTTGCCCAGTGTGCTACCGAGGGTCTGGGTTAGCAGGTCCGTGACGGTGTCGCCGACTTCGATGGCCGCATCGCCCGCCGTTTCCGCACCCGCGCCAAGCAGTTCGGTGAGGCCATCGCCCAACAGCCCGCCACCAATACCGCCACCGCCGCCTTGGCTGGCGAGCGTGTCCTCGATTTGTTCGAGGTACGACACCGCCTCTTCGAGGTGCTCGGTACGCGACTGCTCCATCCGGAACGTCCGACGGGCGCGACGGCGTCCACGCCCGCCGCCCGCGGCGGACTGGGCGGACATCGACCCACCATCTGTCACCCCAACCTCAGTGGTGCCGATGCCCTCCTCAATCTGCTGGCGGACGTTCGACAGCTCCGAGTTGGGGACTTCGAGGTGGAGCTGGGCCGTTGTGGAAAAGTCACTCATAGTAGCGGGTGGGCGTTCGTGTAGTCATCGAGCAGTTCGAGGTACGCGACAGGGGTGTTCATCACACCCTCGTAGCTCATTCCGTGGGCGAGGGCGACGACGAAGAGGTAGTCGAGGCGGGCTCGGTCGTCGAGTTCGTGTCGGTTTTTGTCTCCGCTTGCGACGCTGCGGACCTGTTTCCCACGTCGTCGGGCACCCCCAGACTGTTGGCCTTCGCCTCGGCCCACTCGACGAACGCCGGGTGGATGCCATCGCCGGCGAGGTTCTCGAACGTCTCGGAGAGCCCGCCACCGACATAGGGCGCGCGCTCCGTACACGCCGCAACGAACCAGAGGCGCATCTCCTGCTGGGCCGCGTTGTCGGGGGCTTCGCGGTGCATGAGAGCGTTCTCACCAGCCGTGAGCGCCCCCAATTCGATGTCTGTCTCGGCGTCCCAACCTTCCTCGTCGCGTTGCCACTGGAGCCCTGTGCGGAGGTACCCCAGCCGGTTCTTCCGCGACGCGAGGGTGTCGTACTCGTCGGTGCCTTCGTCCCGTTCGTCTAACTCCTCGCCGAGCGTTTCGATGCGTTCGTCGAGTTCCCCGATGGCGTCGCCGATGGTGTAGCTCTCTGTCGTGAGCATCAGGCCACCTCGACGTCGGCGACGTGGTATTCGACCGGCTCGCCGAGGTCGGTGTCTGGCGCCACCAGGTCAGACCAGCTGTAGTTCGTCGGTTGGCAGTCTGTGAGATTGTACCCGATGGTGGTGCCCTGTCCGTTCTCGAAAGACACCGTCACCGGGACCTTTCCCACTGGCCCATCCTGGGAGTCGTCGACAGCCAGCGCCAGTTGGTCGCGCTCCGTGAAGATCGCGTCCGTGCTGAACGATGGTTCGATGGCGTCGACGACGGCGTCGAATGGGTGCCGGTCGGCCCCGCGCCGGAGTCGGGAAAGCCCGGCGAGGGAAATGGACGCCGAAGAGAGGAGCGACTGACCGAGACCATCGACATCGACTGACGCGCCGTGCCAGGTGAACGCATCAGACACGCTCGGCTGTTGGATGTCGGCTTCAGTGGGTGTCGTTATGGTGTTTGGTTCGGACCCGTATACGATGGTCAGCTCTACGGTGACATCATTTCCTTGCTCGTAGTTCCCGAGCGTCGCCTCCGTCACAACCGCACCAGTCGGGGTCCGCTCCTCTGTCGTGCCATCCGGGAGGTCCACCGCGAAATACCACGTCGCCGACGGCGCGAGCATCGGCGAGTTCGGGAGTGCGGTCCCAGCGTCAGCGAAGACGAGTTCGTGGAAGTTGTCGTCCGTCATGGTGAACGACACCGAGATGGCGCCCTCGAAGTTTCCTTCCCGGGACCCCGCTGGTGTCGGGTCGTTTGGCTGACGGGACCGTTCGAGTGCTTGGTCGACTGAGAGGTCTCCGACGGAGATGTCGATGCCGGGTTGGCGCCACACTGGGTCTGTTTGTGGGCCAGCGCCGTAATCAGACTCCATCGTGTACGCCACCGAGGCGCTTCCCGCCCCAGTCATGGCCGATACCTCTGGTCAGTTTCGGTGTGGTGTGTCATGATGGTAGTGCCGAGACACTCTCGACGACGCCGTCCTCGGACAGCCGTTCGAGTTGGCGGTCGAGGTCGAGCTCATCGAACGTCGGGTTGCGGCCGAACTTGTAGTAGTCCGGCGTGCTGTCCGAGTCCTCGTCGACGAGGCTGCCGAGGAAGCTCTGTTCGCGAGCGAATATCGCGGATGCCGCACCCGCTCCGCTCACGGCCGATACCTCCGGTTACTGCGTGTCTGTATCATGGTAGTGTCTCGAATCCGTCGAAGACGACGTCGACATCCCAGCGATAGAAGTCTCGCCAGTTGCTCGACGGCGTCGACTCGTTGGTCAGTATCAGATGCGTGAACGTCACGTCACTCCCGCCAGCGTCGGGCCAGGTGCGCTGGTCGTACAGCGCTTCGCGGACGCGGTCGATGAGGCCGTCCTCGCCGTTGCGCCACGGGACCCCCGACTGGCCAGCAGGATCGACGTGACCGGCTTGGGCCGCGTGGAGACCCTCGACGCGGAGCCCGACGACGCGGTCGACATCAAGGTCGAACTCCGTCCCAATGGGCGTCTCCGATCCACTCGCCGTCCGGGCACCGATGTAGCACCCGCGCTCAAGCTTCCCTCGGCGCTCCGGGAGCGGTTCGTCCATGTCGACATCGCCGCTCCCATCGTAGATTTGGGAGTCGTTGCGGTCGACACGTCGGACCTGAACGGGGGCGTTGTCGAACTCGTCGGCGAGTGAGTAGTTGGTCGCGACATCGTCGACAACGGCCCCGAGTCGGTTCAGTACCCACTCGACTTCGGCAGCGCTCACGACGACATCACCCGCCGGAGGTCGAGCAGTGAGTCACGGATGGCCCGCGACTCGGGGATGCCGCCTGTCTCGCTGCCCCACTCGACGGACTCCGTCTGGACCCACTGGTCGGCCTCTTCCCAGTAGAAGTGGAGCAGGGGGTTGCCCTCGATGGTGTGCGGGCTGACGCCGAACTCGAAGAGCGCCGTGAGCTCCGGCCACTCGATACGGAGTTCGATACTATCGCCGTCGCGCGTGACCGAGAGTTCGACATCCTCCCAGATGTGACTGATATCGTAGCCGTTCCGGCTGGCGTACGACTGCCAGCGTGACTTAGCGATGTTCTGGAGCGTGGGGCCAATCTCCTCGCGAAGCGTTTCCTCGGCGTCTGCGAGGATGGCCTCGCGGAGATCGTTCTCGAAGTCGCTGCCGAGTTCAGCCACCGAGGTACACCTCCAGCAACTCCTCGGCCTTCGCCTCCATCGCCTGCTTCTTCGACTCCGCCGAGACGAGTTGGCTGTTCTCGGGGATGCCGAGGTTCGCCTGGTCGTCCAGGAGGAGTTCGGCGCCGGCGCGGAACGCGACCGCGCGGCGGACGGTCTGGGGCAGCCCTTCGTGACCGTAGCTCCACTCGAGATAGACCGCGTTCGCCCAGGAGTCGAGGACATACTCGTTGGTCTCGCCCTGCTTGAGGAGGTTGGTCGTGTCGAGATACAACCGACTCCAGCCGCCGTTGTTGACGCGGAGGTAGTAGTCCTCTCCAGAGGGCGGCCACGAGCCTCCGGAGTAGTCGCTGCTTGCGACCCAGTCCTCGAACGTCCCGTCGGCGGTCCGGACGTGGAGCGCACTAATGGCGTCGGCGTCTCGGCGGGCGAGTTCGATAGCGGCGTAGTCACCCTGTACGGTCTTGGGGCTCAGGCCGTCCATCTCGCCGTACTCGGGCGTATCGCCCTCGTCGGGGTCGTAGTCCACCCACGTTGGCGGGTAGTGACTGGAGCGTTCAGTTGTGGACGTCGTCAAGAACCCCCGCGTTGGGATGTCCTCCTCGTCGTCGCGTGACTTGGTGGCGGTCGGGATGAGGTCGTAGTTGTCCTCGTCGATGCCACTGGGGACGTAGAAGTGGCGCTTGATAGTCTTCTCCAGCCACTCGGTCTGGGCCGCGATGGCGTCGATAACTGCTTGCTGGCTATTCGCACCCCATGCGCCGCTGTCGAAGTCGGCGACCGTCTCCTGCAGTGCCCGGCGCACGTCCGGGACGGTGCAGTAGCCGGTGGGCATGGGTTAGTCCTCCTTGTAGTCGTCCCAGGCCTCGGGGTGGGCGCTGGAGGCGTGTTGCCCGACAGCGTCGCCCTCGTAGTCGTCACACCACGGACACTCGCCGGCTTCGATGGTGGCCTCGATGTCGACCGCGTCGTCGGGCTCCGTGTCGACAACCTCGAAGTCACCGTTCGCCTGTAGATAAGCGGCCGTGTCCTCGTCGACGTCAACCGTGTCGCCCTGCGCGACGTCGACATCGCTGTTCGTGAGTCGGTAGCGGCCGGCGTTGCCGACGTAGCGGAGTGTCGGCATTACGACCGCCCCTTGACTCGAAGGCGCACGATTTCACCGTCGACGGCCGCGGCGCCGGCGGCCTGCTCGGAGTGGCTCGCGTCGTAGACGACCAGCACGCCGCTGTCGTCGTCCCACTCGACGGGCAGGCCACCGTCGGTCAGACCCGACTCGATGGTGACGTTCTCGATAGTGCCGAGGTTGAGGTCGCTGGCGGCAATCGGCTCGCCGCCACTGGTGTACGATGCGTCGAAGGTCACGTCAGCAGTGACCTCGCGCTGGTTACCGACCCAGCGGTGGTCGTCGATGGTAACGCTGGTTCCCATGTCAGATCACCTTTAGCTGGTCGCGACGTTCTGCGCGAGCGCGACGGCGTTGGACTCCTCGACGACGTAGTCGGTGCGTGCGAGGAGGTTGTAGATGCCGTAGAGGTCGCGCTTGACGACCGCCTCGCCCTCCGTTGTGACTCGCATGTTGACATCCCGATGGGCACCCCAGATGAGGTTCATCGGGGTCGTCAGCATGATGCGGTCGTCGGGGAACCCGACCGGGGTGACGATAGGGCGCCCGTAGGGGGTCGGCTCCTCGCCCGACATCAGCATCGCGTCGCCAGCCGCAGTGGACCGGTCGGTGAGGTAGTCCTTGTAGTTCTGCTTCTGGTTCAGGCTCGTGATGAAGACGAGGTCCTCGGGGTTGCGCCGGTACTTCGGATCCAGCGACGTCATCAAGTCGTTGAAGATCGACTTGTCGATGGTCGCGTTCTGGTGGTCGACGTTTGCCGCCGGGCCCTGCTGCTCGGCGTCGCGAATCCAGCCGTCGTTGATGCTGAGGAACGCGTCCCCGCTTGTCGTGTCGCCGTTGAACGCCAAGTCCTCGGAGTCGACACCGAACTGGCGAGCGAACTTCTCGACGAGGATGTCTGCGGTCCCCTCGCCTTCGATGGTGTCCTCGACGGTCTCCATCGAGACCTCCCAGGGCAGCTCCATCTTGACCGTGTCCATGTCGATGGACTCGGTGTTGGGGTCGTTGAGCGTCCCTTCCTGCGCCTCGGTGGCTTCGCGGAGGAGCCGCTCGCCGACGCCGATGCGGTCGATCTGCTGCTTGGGACCCTGGAGCCGCTCGAAGCGGACCTGGTCCATGATCTGCGCTTCGTCCTGTGCGATCTGGAAGAACTCGTCGAACTGCTGGCGGTTCAGCAGGCCGCCACCAGAGAAATCAGACGTCGTGACCTTGTTGAGGGACCGTTCGGAGGAGATGCGACTGTCCGACATCAGGCGTCACCTCCGTTGGGGAGACCGAGGGTGTCGTCCCACGCACTGGAGTACTTCCGGTTGGCCCGCTGCGGCGCACCGGTACCGTCGATCTGCTGGCTGGTCCCCGACGCCTTTGCGACGTCGTCGATGCGCTGCGCGTTCTTCTCTGTCTGCGCCTTGAGTTCCTTCGCCCACTCGGGGGCGTCGTCGAACACATCCTTCTCGCCATCTCCGCCGCCCTCGCCGCCGGCGTCCTTCTCGCCGTCAGCGCCGTCGGTGAGCGCGGCCTCGATTCGTTCGTTGTTCTCTTCGACCTGTGCCGTGAGTTCCTGTGCCCATTCGGGGGGCGTGTCGTCCTTATCAGTCATGTCGTCATCGGCGGTCGTAGTGCCGCCGCTGTCCGGTGTCTCGCCGCCGGTGGCGTCCTTTGCTGTCGAACTATCGGCCGTGGCCTCAGTCGTACCACCGCCACCGTCGGAGCGTGTGAGGGTGTTGAGAAACGCCGTCGCCGCGCTCGTCAGCTTGCCCTTGGCGCCAGGCTCACCGGCACCTTCGACGTTGACGCCACGGTCGAGGACGTCCCACAACCGGGCGGCATCCTCTTCAGAGTGCCCGCGTTCCTGGGCTTCCTCAAGGAAGCCATCGCGGTTGCCAAGGTGATCGGAGAGGCGCTTTTCCGCGGTCGCGGCTTGGGCTTTCGACGTCGAGAGGATCTGGGCATCTGGCACCGCCGGGATGTCGACCGCGCTGACCTCCTGCATGATGCCGTCGGTCAACTCCCAGTACTCGTCGACATCGACCTCGTCGGGGACGGTGACCTCGTCGGGGAGTTCCTCAGAACTCTCGCCGTTGTACTCCCAGTCGACGCTTTCCGCGCCGATGGAGTGGCCGGAGAGGATGCCGTCCTCGACGAGCGCCCAGAGTTCGTCGTCGTGGTACGCCCACGTCTGGACCCACGCGCCGGCGTCAACGGTCTCGCCGCCGATCTCCTCGGTCCCGTCGAGCACCTCGTTGCGTTCGAGCGTCATCCAGTCCGAGGGCCAGACAGCGTGCATGATGCCACCGTCGGCTTCGTCGACGTCCATGAACGCTCCGAACTGGGCGGCGAACGTTTCGATGGTCTCGGGGCGTTCCCAGTCGCCTTGGTGGTCGACCTGGTAGGGCGTCATGACGACGCCCGTTGCCGTCTGGGCGTCCTCGTCCTTGGCGACGTAGTCGACGCGCTTCTCGTAGTGCTGTTCGTCGCGTTGTTTGGTCATGTATCAGTTCTCACCGTCTTCGTCGTCGACGTCCGCGTCGGCGTCCTGTGTCTCCCGGGCTTGACCGGTCGACAGGACGCCACGCTTCTCGCCGCGCTCCTTGTCGCTGTTCTCGGTCATCGTAGAACGTCCCGGTCAAGCCTCGCTCTGGGTCGTCGGGCGCGCCCAGGGTCATCGGTGAGGCAGCTACGCTTGGAGGAACCGTTGGACCGCCGCGCTTTCCGTCGGGGCGGCGCGGCCCTGTTGAGGCCAGTCGCTGGAGGAAATCTGCTCGTAGGGATAGTCCATCCGGATGTTGTGGTAGTGGTAACTGCCGTGCGAGGACGCGTCTTTCAGTTCCTCCCAGGTCTGCGGCGGAACGAACCGGTAGATGTAGATCGAGTCCGCGCCCTCGTCACGCCGGAACCGGATATAGAGGTCGTGTGTGGAGTGGTCGTAGAGCCCCGAGCGCAGGTTCGAGCTATCGAACTCCATCGAGTCAACCTGCCCCTTCGTGAGCGAGACGTCTGTCCGCTTGCCGAGGTAGTTGTGCTTGGGCGGCGTCTCAGCGTCTCCCGAGGGTGCGGACATCTCACCCGGCGACTGTTGGGGGTCGGTGCTGGAGTCCTCGATGTCGGCCAGCAGTCTCTCCCCGAGTTCGTCGTCGAGCGGTTCCAACCCGAGTTCTTCCCGCGCTTCGTTGACCTTCATCGCCCCGCGCGAGGCCGAGATGCGCGTCTGGGCCACGTTGGCGTCTGTGAGTCGTGTGTCGACACCGCGAGTTTGGAACTCCACAGTCCAGTCGGTCACACCGAGCGCGGCGTGGACCGTCTCGTAGAGCAGCTGCGCGAACGCCTCTTGCTTGGGTTGGATGACCGTCTCGATGTACCCCTTCCGCTGCGCCTCGGCATCCGTGCTGAACGCCCCGCTCTTGATCTGGCCGGCCTCGATGGGCGGGACGTCATGGGTCTTGAGAATCTCGTGCTCGTTCCGGTCGCGGAAGTCCTGGAAGCTGGCGTCCTCGTTGATGCCGACCGTCAGCGGTTCGACGCGGATCTTCAGGTCGTCCGCGTCGTCGTCCATGCTTATCTGGCCCGCCTCCTCCAGGAGTTTCTCGGCCTCGAGGACGATGGTCCGGTGGTCTTCCTCCTTCATCCCGTGGAGGAGGTCGTGGATGTCTTTCCGGGCTCCCTCTGTGAGTTCGCCGCCCTCGACGATGACGGCCATCCGTGGGACCGCGTTGTTCTCGAAGAAGTCGATGTTGAACTCACGGGCGGCGTCGTCACCCTGGACGGTCGGGATAGCGGGGACGATGTCTGGAGCGCCGTAGTGCGTGTAGAGCGGCGAGTGGTTGCGCTTGAAGATGAGTTCGTTCGCCGGGTTGGGGACCGAGTTACCGGACGCCCCTTCCTCGGCGTCAACGAACGTCGGCGTCCGCTGGCTGCCGTCGTTGCTGTACTCGACGGTCGGGTCGTCGCCCTCCGTGATGGACACCTCGCGCCCCTCGTAGCGGTCGCCAGCATTGCCGAAGTACTGGAGTCGGTTGCGGCGTAGTTGGACGAACCCCGGTTCGTCTCGACGGCGTCGAATCGTCATGGCCGGGACGTGCGCGAGCCCGGTCGGCGTGCCGTCCGTGGCCGTGAGCATCTCCATGGAGAGCCAGCCAATCGCCTCGTAGTCCGTCCACGCCATCTCGAGGACGTCCGCCGGCGTCGCCCGCTCGGAGGACTGAGGGCCGACCTGCCATGTCGACTCACCAGAGGACCAGAAGTCCTCGGCAACCTGTCGCTGGGCCTCGTCGGGGTCGTCGACGTCAGGATGCGGGACGATGTCGATCCCGTAGCCCGCAACGTTCCGACTCTTCGAGAAACAGCACTTGGCGTGTGTGGGGTTGATCTCCAGCAGCCGCGCCATCTGGGGCGGGTAAAAGGGAGGTTGGATCGCCCCGCCACGGACTTTCTCCTTGTACTTATCGTCGAGTTGCTGCGTCTCTTCGGCCTTCTCGGCGACGTCGTTGGTGATCGAGCGGTACTTCGCCTCACTGTACGCGCCAGTGTCGATGTCAGTCATGGTCAGATTCCAGAAACCCCCGTGTCGTCGCCTTCCTCATCGCTCTTCGCCTGCCGTTCGGCGGTGGCTTCTATCGTGTCCAAGACCGACACCGCCAGCGCGAACCCGTCGACGCTGTCGTCGTACCCATCATCGGGCGCGTGGTACCGCGTGTACCCACCCTTCGAGACGTCCTCCTGGAGCTGCCGGAGCTCCAAGTGGAGTTGGTCCAGCGCGTCGATGTCCGGGACGGTCAACGCCGATGTCTCGACCAGCGTGGCGAGCGTCTCGATGAGTTGCTTCTTCGTCTTCGGGGAGAAGCTCACGGGCTCGATGTTGACGCCGGCGCCGGCGAGGTCCGCGACGATCTTGTTGTCGCGGGAGGCGTCCGGGAGGACGATACCGCCGTAGTCGTCGTACACGCCCCGGATGTGGTCCTCGATGCCGTCCCAGGACTCGTTGCGCCCGCGGTGGTAGTACGCCAGGTCCCCGGCGGCGTCGACGGCCATCGTCACGCGGTAGTCCCGGGACCGCGCGAAGTCCGCCCCGATAGCCACGGGCCGCGTGACGGCGTCGGTGGGGCGTCGCACCTCCCCGACGAACTCGCCACTGGGGTCGTGCTCACGGGAGACCACGACGTCGTAGTCGCCGGTGAACAGTTTGTCGTCGAGGTCGCGGAACACCTGCCCCCCGTCGTCGGGGAGTTCGGCGAGGTACTCACGCTCGAAGATGTGCGGCGGGACTGTCCCCCGCTTGTCCTCGGGGTTCTCAGCGAGGAACGGGTTGTCCGCGCTCGTTGCGTGCCACGACTCGTACTCGGGGTAGTCCGACGACTGTCCGTAGTCGTAGAAGCGGTGGAACCACGACCGCGGCCGGTAGGGCTTGCTGATGAACAGCGCCGAGCCACGCGTGTCGAGGAGCATCGGCTCGAGGTCGCCGTACCAGATCCCCTCGCGCATCTGATCGGCCTCGTCGAGTACGAGCCGGTCGACGCCCTCGCCCTGGAGGCTCTCCGGGTTGTCGAACGTGGGAAACTCCACGGTCGGTCCGGTGACGAAGTCGATGGCGAACGGCTCCGTGCGCTTCGTGCTCTCGATCCAGTGGTCCGGGACCGCGCTCTTGATCTTCTCGAAGCCGTGTTTGTTCGCCTGCTTGTACGTCGGTCCTACCCACCAGACGAGGACGTCCCGCGGGTCGTCGGGGCCCCACTCCGAGGCCCACGGCCGGCGGATGTACTCGACGACATCGATGGCTCCCGTGACGTTCTTCCCGGCGCGCCGTCCCCAGCGGCAGACGCGGTAGCGGGCGTCCGACTCCAGGACCTCGCGCTGTTTGTCGTGGACCGAGTACTGCGGCGCCGGGGTGAGGACATCGCCAGTGGGGGAGTTACCCGTCGCCATCTGTATCCTCCGAGGAGTAGGTCACGAAGTCGGCCGTCGCGTCGACGGTCGCGTCGACGTCGGCGTCGAGGCTGACCTCCTGGCGCTCCGTTTTGATGAACTTAAAGGACCGTTCGAGGAGGAACCGCGCGAACGACGTGTCGATTTCGTCGTCGGGGTCGAGCGCCCGACGGACCAAGCGGTCCGCGGCCTCCCCACGCGCGCGCCTAAACCTGTCCGAAAACTCCTCGTGTTCGTCGAGGTACTTGTAGAGTGTTGAGCGGGAAACTTCCCCACGGTTGGCAACCTGCTTCAGGTTGATGTAGCCATCTGCGGCGTCAAGAAGATCGTCCTTCACGCGCTCGAACTTCGAGGGGCGCCCGCCCGGATTCTCGTCAGTCTCCTCGGTGTGGATGCCGCACTTCCCATCGGAGTACTTCGGCGTGTACTCGCACGGCTCCCCGTCGTTTTTCGTCTCCCCGCAGATGTCCTCAGTCATGGGTTACGAGCGGTCGAACGTCCGTGGGTCCAGCGCCGGGGTCTGCCACGCCTCCTGGAGCCACGCGGTCGCATCGGCCATGTCCACTTCTTTCAGGTGCGCCTTCGGATGGAACTCGGGTGCCGGTTCGTCGTGTGCGATGAGTTCCACCGCTCCCTCATCGAGAGCGAAGCCCCGGACGTGGAGCTGTCGGTGAGGATACTCCGCCTGGGGGGCGAAGAAGTAGCGTCTCGCGTTGAGGTCCTCCCCCTCGTACTTGTACGAGAGCGGCCACGCAGGTTGGAAGCTCTCTGTCCCGAGTCGCGTTCGGACATCGTCGATGGACGTGTTCTCGAGAGTGAAGGGTTGCTTCCGAGGCCGCGAGACCGAGAAGAAGCGGCGCCGGAGCGTGTACGCGAGGCGTCGGAACGCCCGCCACGGGAGCGTCGAGAGGGGTATCTGTCCCGTGCGCCGGTAGTGACGAGCGGCGCCGCCCCCACCGAGGAATACCGTCGCGACCGTCGCGACGAACTCGCGGTTGGCGAGTGCCCATCGAAAGGCCTCCTCGGGCGTCATGAGTCACCCCCCGCCTCTTGGTTGATGATGTATTCGAGCGCTTCCGGGCCAGAGATGATAATCGCAATGAGCGCGAACGTCGCCAAGGGGGGCGCGTCTAGACTCATTGCGTACACACCGGCAGCAGCGCCGATCAGTTGCGTGAGCCCTTTGATGATCTTGAACGTGCGGAGAGTCATACCGGCGTGGGTCCTCAGGAAGTGATCGACGCGTTGGTTGTACGACGCGAGTTCGTCTCGAAGTGATGGGTTACTGGTCGTTGCCATGATAGCATCGCAAGGACGCCGGCTCGGACTTGAACCGAGGCTCCTCGACGGGCTCCCCGTTGTCCGGGGAATACTCCGCTGACGAGCCAGCGTTGTGCCGGCGTCGGCGCGACGGTCAGATCGCGCGGTTGAACGTGGAGCCAGTCCCTCGGCGCCGACGTGAGGTGTGGGGGCGTGACGGCGCGGTCATCGGGAGTCCGGCGCGACCTCAATGGCCTTCTCGGTCGCTCTACGAAAGCACTCGAAGTCGTCTCCCGCTGTCGAAGGGTTGCTCTTCGCGACGACAACCTGAGCGACCAGGACCATCCAGTCGTGGTTGATCCCGAGCTCGTGGAGCGTCGTCGAGAGATTGATTGCGTGGTTCCGAGCATCCTCTTTCGAGCGCGTGTCCGGTGAGCGGTGGGGGTCCAGCGACCCGCAGTTGGTACAGTAGCTTCCCTCACCGACGGTCGTGTTGAGGCGCTCGGGGAGTTCCACACTCTCGTAGTACTCGCGGTCGAGGATGTCGAACGCCGAACTTCCGTCGGGAAGGACTTCCTCAACGTACGCGAGAATCTCCCGATTCGCGTATCCCGTCTCGTGGGGGAACTCCTCGAGACGACGGAGCCGCCGGAAGCAGTGTTGACAGAGTCGGTCGCTCGATACGAGCGCCTTGAAGACGCTCCCCGGGTCGCGGGGGAGGTCGCGGTCGTCACTGGGACCGGTGGGTGAGAGAGACATAGCTGATGAAAAGGTCACCGCCGGAGAGGCGGCTACTGGCGGACACCGTGGTAGGGGTACCGTGCCCATATGTCGTCGGTTCAAGGGCTTATACCTCCGCACCACTGCGGATTTTGCAGACAACTACCCTCAGGTCCCCATCTTTTCGGGTTCTGAGGAGGCAGTCGCAATTATCGAGGGTTTCAAGCGCTTTGTCGAGTGTGCGCTCGGGGAGGTCCGTCTCCTCGATGAGCTCCTGGCGTGTGAGTGGACCCTCGGCTCGAAGGACGTGGGCGACGTACTTCGCGCTTGGCGGGAGAGGGTTGTCGCCCTCCGAGTCAGGGTCGGTCACACCTGCGTGCCACCCCCAGATGGAGTTCCCGTCGGATCACCCCCGTCACCATGGAGGGTGAACGCGTCCCGAGCCCACTCCAGCCAGCCGAGGCCAGACCCCGATTCGGTGATTATCCGGCGGAAGCGGCGCACAGCCGCTACTTTGAACCCGCCGTTATTGGATAGAACTGATAACGCCGATTTCAAAGTAGCCGTATCGGCCGCGTAGGTTACCCCAGACCGCTGTTCGTACCGTTCGGGGCGGAGGAGGCCAACCTCCTCGAGCGCGTGAATCCAGTTGTAGACTGTCCGCTGCGAGACGTCGAGTCCGGAGAGTCGCGCCATCCGGTGGAACCCGTCGACCTTGTTCGCGACGACGCCGTCGCGCTCCTCGACGAGCTGGCCCGCACGGAACCCGTCGGGACCGTCGCCGGCGACGACGTCGTGGACTGCCTCCAGGAGGTCGATGGCACCCTCGGGAACGGGCAGCATCGCTTCGAGGGGGTCGGCGAACTCTTCGAACGTCGCGAGTTCGTCGACGGGGATCGCGGTCGGGACGTTCGTCAGTAGGTAGGCGTGCTTCGCCTCGTCTGCGATGAGGGGGCGAATCCGGTGGAGCGCCTGGACGAGTTCCTTCTCCCGGCTCTCGCGGAACAGCGTGCCGGTGAGCCCAGTGTAGTGCTTCGTCGGGACGGCGCGGCCACGGCCCTCGTCGTCCTCGTAGTGGAGCTTCCGGTACACTGGGGGATGCTCGGCGCCGCGACGGGTCGAGTGTTCGGCGCCGCCGGCACGGACCCCGTCTCCAGTCATCGCGAGTAACTCGGCATCGCGCTGGAGGTCCTCGACGTCCGGGTGGGGAGCGCCGATACACATCACGGCGTCGCAGTCGTTTCGGTTCAGCCCCCGAGTGGCGTGGTAATGGAGGACCTCACCGTGGTCCGGGAAGTCGAACTCGGGGATGAGGTCGCCCTTCACGATGTAGAGTGGTTTCTCGTGGACGTCGGCAGCCGTATCGATAGCGCGCTGGATGCGCTTCGCGAGCGTGCCGTCATCGTCGATGGCGCTCCGAATCGTCCCCGCGTGGTACTGTCCGTCGAGGACCTGAGTCGTTCGGAGGTTCGGCATCTCCAACGGAGCGTCGCCGGTGACGCGAACCCGGTCCTCGTCGACACCGAACAGGGTTGCCACCTTGGCCGGGGTCGAGGTGGCGTCGAGGACCAGCGTGCTCGACGGTGTCGGTAGGTCGGAGGTGAGGGGGAGTTCGCGGTAGCCCAGCGAGACGACGGCGTCAGATGGGTCGGTGACGAACCAGGCAGTCGCACGGGCGGCCTCGGCACCGCGCTGAACGAGGGAGTTCGAGGCCTCGTGCCAGTCGCACTCGTCGTCCGTACAGGCTCGGACGCCGTTGTCGTAGTAGACCTCGGACCCACACCACGGACACCCGTCGAGGACGGGCGGGAGCGAGATGGCCTGCCCAACAGGCTCCTGCTGGAGACCGGCGTCGACGGTCGCTGCGAGGATGGGGTCGAGGGAGATGGGCGTCCCCTCCCAGTCCTCGTTTCGCATCCGTTCGAGGATGGTCTCCCCGTGCGCGATTTTCACCTTCGCGAGACCTTCGGCGAGCTGCCAGTCCTCCTCGGGTTTCTCACGCTCAACGATGTCGCCGGCCGCGTCGTCGTAGGTTTCGTACGCGTTCCAGGTGACGGTCGGCGCGTCGAGGTCCTCGAGACTGTCGGCGTTCTCCGCGTCGGTGATAACGTCGACGAGGTCGCGTGTGAACGAGGCGAGTTCGCGAGCGGTGTACTTCACCGCGTCGTCGCGACGTCGGAGGTCACCGAGACGGTCGAGCGTGTTCGCGATGCGCGTCAGCTCGGTCGGCCCTGTCGAACTCTCGTGCGCGTGGAGGTCCGGCGTCTCGTCGATGATGTTCAGCCCCGTCTCGCGCACGCTCTTCTGTGTGATGTAGGGGTGGACACCAACGACGAACGGCTCGTTCTCGACGGCGGAGTACTGCGCCTGCCACGCACACTCCTCGTCGTCGTGGAACTGGTGCTTCCCCTCCTCGTGGAGGCCGAGGACCTGATGCGCTCGGTTCGGCCCCACCTCACCGACCAAGGCCTCGTAGGCCTGCCGCGTCTCGTGGTCCGGGCTGAGGTCGTAGACCGGGCACATCGAGGGGCAGTCCGAGGGATGCCCGTGTTCGGGGCAGTCCTCGTCGGCGTGGTCAGCGTCCATACAGTGCCCGAACCGCTTCTGGGCCCCACCCTTCAGGTGGAAGTACTCCGCATCTTGGAAGGTGTCGCCGTCGAAGTCCTGAATCGCTTGGTCTTTCTGGAACTCGCGCGCCTTCTCGTGTTTGTCGAAGTAGATGACGTGGGGTTCGTCACGCTGAAGCGCACCGAGGGCGGCGTTGGTCGTCTTCCCGGCGCCGGCCTCGTCGCCCCAGAGGTCGATACCGTTGTGCTCCAGAACGTCCTCGAAGCGGTCCTCTTGGAGGTCGTCCCACCGCTGTTCCTGGTCGAAGACGTCGGCGTCTCGAACCGGTGGCTCGCAGTCCTCGATGCTCCACGACGTGTTCGACTCGTCACTGTCTGGCGTGTTGACGAGCGTGGGGATGTCGAAGCCGAGGTCCTGGAGGTGCTCGATGCCGCGGAACCAGAGCTGACCGGTGGCCTTCCGGGGCGAAGCGCTTCCGGGACGCATCTCCCCGATATCGATGAGTGCCATGACGACCGGACCCCCGTAGCCACCGAGGTCGCCGGTGTCCTGCCAGATGCGGTCGTTGACGACGTTCGCGGTCCCGTTCGAACTCTTCCCCCAGGTGGGGTAGAACGCGCGGAACCCGTCGCTCGTCGAGGCGTTGTCGTTCCACGCGTGGACGATGGTCCGCTCGGCGACACGACGGGCGTCGAGGCGGTCGAGAGCGGCGAAGACGTCGCGGATGTCGTTGGTGGTTTCCGAGGACGTCGTCGCGCTCGGCGTGTAGTCGTCGAGTTCGTAGTCATCGCGAGCAGTAGATAGTTCTTCGCGCTGCGCGGTCGCGACCTCGTCGTTCGCCTCCAGGAGTGGATCGATGACGTCGTCGTTCCACGCCTGGACCTCGGTCGGCGTGCCGGGGACGTGGTCGCCGGTCATCACACAGACGCGCTTCCCGGGGTACACTTCGATAGAGGGGAGTTCGTCGTTCTCCCCCCAGGCCTCGTCGTCGAGTTGCCAGCTGGCCTGCTTCACGCCGTCGGGGAGCGCCCCGCGGTAGACGGCGTGGACGCCGGCGCCGGACTGGGAGATGTCGGTGTATGTCGCACCGAGGTGTTCGAGCAGCGCCTCGAACGCGGGGTGGACCTCGCCGGTCTCCGGGTCGCGAACATCGTCGCCGTCGACGTAGGCGTAGGGGTCGTCGGGCTGCTGGAGGAAAGCCCGGCCGTCGAGGCGGGGGTCGTCCTCGGCCATCGCGACGGTCGCCCCGTCGACGTAGTGGTCGGTGTATCCCCACTTCCAGCGTGCGTCGCAGTCGCAGTCCGCAGCGCTGTCGTGCCCATCGGTATTACACTCGGCGGGGGCGTCGCGGTCGCCCCACGGTGCGAACGGCTTCTTCTCGGAGTGGCCCATCCACTGCTCGCGCTTGAGCAACTCTGTCGGCCAGACCTCAGGGTTCGGAGTGCTGAAGTCGGCGTCGAGGAACGAGTACGCCCCACCTTTCTCCGATTCTGGAACCGCCGCCTCTTCGTTTGATGAAGCGCGTGACGGTTTATCTAACTCGGGTTCGGACTCTTCGTCGACGTTTTCGTCTCCGTCAACGAGTTCGAAGCGGCCGAACGCGGTGTCGTCACGCTCGACTAGAAGACCGTCGTCGACGGCCGCGTCGAGGAGCTCCGCAGCGTCGCCGCTGACGATGTCCTGTTCCTCGAGTACGCGGAGGACCTCACCGTAGCTGGCGGGTTCGGCCTTCGCGAGGACTGTCTCCCACTGCGCGCGGGAGAGCTTCAT